TTGATACGGTTGATGAATATGGTTGTTCTATAAAGGTGACATCAGTTGCCATAGGTAATGTGACCAATGATTTAGTTTTTGTTGTATCACTATCACCATCTACTTCAACTAAGTTAACATTTCTTTCGTCAAACTTAGGTCTTAGATGTCCTAATTTTTTGTCAACTGCTGCACTATAATCTGGATTTGCCGGGTCACCAATATTGTGACCAAAGAATCCATCTACTATGAATCCATTTTTTAATCTTGCTTTACCATCACCATCAAATATTTGTGCATCAGATGCTGATTGTTCTAATAAAGATAATGATGTATAGTATTCTAAGTTTTTAATTCTTTTATCTAAACTACCTACATCTTTCATTGTATATCTTTTTGTCTGATGTATCTTTGGTTTGAAATCGTTTAAAGTAAATAGATATGGTTTCAATGCAAAGTCAAATATTGCTAATGCATTATCATCTGCAACCGGTGGTTTAGCTCTTTCATTTGGAACACCTTCTTTGACTATGAATTCACCAGTTCTTTTAAGAATTAATTTATCTATTCTCGGTAAATAATATTTTTGTGTAAATTGTACAACACTTGAATCTACTAATGATACATTATCATGTGAACCTGTACCAGTAAAATTACCTGAAGCATTTTTGACTGGTCTGAAGTCTAATGCATCTCTTAAATTAATAGAACCTCTGTTACTTTTAAATGTTGGTATATCTTCGTATTGTGCAAAGTCATATGAACCTACTGTAAATACATCATCTGTTCCACTAGTAGCAACTACAAAATGATCGAAGTCTACAGTGAGTGTACCAACAAGTGGTTGAAAACCAGGTTTTAAAATAATTTTACCTGGTACATACATATTATCTCTTTGACCATTATCTAAAGTAAACTGATCAGTAACATTAACAGAATTGTGTGTAATTGAATTGATCTTTAAAATATCTGAAACACCTAATGATAATGCATTTGCTATACCATCAACTGTCCCTAATGTTCCTGTTAAGTTATTTGTATTAGTTGGAGCACCTTTAGCTTTTACACCATTTGTTTCTTTTTCTACATCGACCACGATATGAATATCTGATGCGGTTGCACCACTTCCATAAGCATCTGCATGAGCTAAATTTATTGTAAGAGTTCTGTTACCATTTGATAATACAGCATTATTACTTGTCATTCTTTTTATATCTTGAGTACCTGAACCGCCAGATGCATTTGCTGCGATATAACCTGAACTTGTGACATTTACAAATGTTTCATCTGAACCAACGGTAAATGCTTTTGTAGCTGATGCACTTCCACTGAATGTAAATCTTTTCTTATAAGTATACTTGATATTACCACTTAGTTTTTTAGTTGCTCTATGTGGTAATTGGAAGATCATGGTATTTGGACCAGTGTCATTCAATACATTTTTACTATCACTGTTTAATTTAAAATTACCTAGAAATCTTACATTACCAGTTGCGGTTTCTTGGAAGCTCTTAACATCTGCAAAGGTATTACTACCTGTCATTGCAATATCAAATAAATATAATCTATCTTCTGTACTATCATGGTTTTTAATTCCACGAACTCTTGCTGTACCGATGACAGATCCACCCTGGGCTACAGCACTATGTAAATTTATTGTGGTATAAGATGTAGTATCTGGTACACCATGAACAGTGCTAGCAGTTATTAGAGCATAGTTACCAACCCTTACAGTTTTCTGTGTATCTGTTTCGGTCGTAGCTACATGTGTATCTACATCTTCACGATCTGTACCACCAGTATTAAATGCTGCTCTTGGCTTTTTAACTATAACATTTTTATTAGATATATTTTCTACTCTAAAGCCTTCGATATATGCGATGTTTGGCTCAATAGATATACTTAATCTATCTTGACCAAATCTTATAGCAGCTGCATTATTAGCTGCATCACCATCAGCAATTATTTGTTCTTTTGTTTTGAAACCATTATTAGTACCATTATTTAAATATTCTTTGACACTGATTGCAAATGGCTCTGTACTATAATTACCACTTTCTTCAAATGTTCTTTTTGCTAATCTTCTTGTGAGTGGTGTATCATCTGTTTTATCTGTTGTATCTACTGATGCTTTACCATCTAATACTTTTATTAGGGTAATAAGATTATCTAATCCAGCGTTTGATCTATTTGTCTTACTGATCTGATCTGCTGCTGTGATTGCGTATTTAACTAATGATGTAGCTATTTGATATCTGTCAGCACCCGGTGCTGTATGGTTTGGACTACCTGAAGCATTATCTAATAGACTTGCATCTGTTGCTGATGTTACTTCAGTCTCTGTTACTTGTAAACCTACGATAAAATTTGGTGTTGGACTATAGTGTTCTAGTATTAATGATTGTGCTGCTACAAAAACAAAATTACCTTTAATAAAATATACACCTTCTTCAATATTTACTCTTGAACCTTTTCCTATTGGATTTGAAATTGCAGGATTAGGAGCTGTATTACCAGCTGCTTGTAAATTTGTATCATTTCCACCACCAATCATAGCTTTTAGATTTCCAGGTGCGTGTACTTCTTCACCGACTGTAAAAGTTTTTGTAGTTTTATTTGTACCTGAACCTGTATATTGGATATATAGGGTATTAGATATTGTATCACCATTAGATGCAGTTCCACCGGCAACAACTGAATCAATAACTTTTGCGGTGACTCCACTGGTTTGACCAGTAATAGTTGTACCAACAAATTGTGCTAGATATGAAGAAGTAGTATTTGCACTACCAGCTGCTCCTGTAAATCCTTCTTCTACTTTTACATAATCTACGTTGGCATCTAATGTAACTTTACCATTAATTACTCTTGAACCATTTTTAAAAGCATATTGACCATGACGATCTATTTGTGCTTGAAGTAAAGTTTGTAATTGTGTTAACTCTCTAGCCTGTACTGATACACCAGGTTTAAATAATATTCTATGAAAGTTTTTTGTTTCTGCAAAGTCATCACGATAAGTTGAATTCGTGTCATAATTTTTTATTATAGTAGTCGCCATAAATTTTCCCGTTCAATATTAGATTAAAATTCTAATATCAGTTTAATATCTTCAATTTGTGTGGCTGATCTATTAATTGGATTTCTATTTTCCAAGAATAATAATTCACCACTTCTTCTTTCTACTTCTGGATCGCTTTTTGATTGTACATACTCATTTGCTGTACCAGCACTATCTTGTGCTGTAATAGTTTCAGTCGAACCTGTTGCAAAATCTTTAAACCCTGTTTTAAAATTCTGATAATAAAATATTTTATTATTTGAATCAGATGTATCTACTTTTGCTACAAAAGCTTTTGCTCCAGAACTTCCACCGGTAATCACGTCATCAGCTGCAAATAATCCAGCATTACCACCTGAATGTATATTTAATACTTTTAATGGATTTAATGTAGATGCTGTTGCTAATGCACCTGCATAAGGTGTTGCATTATGTACTCTAGGATTTTTAATTATATTGATTTGTCTGAAATCATTTCCGATAGTAAGATCACCACCGCCAGTACCAGTTAATTGTGTATTTAATGATACTAAGAATCCACCCAATTCAGCGACAGGGTCAACACCATGTCCTTTAGGTGGTGATATGACAGCTCTTAGAGTTGCTTGTGTACTTGCACCTCCACCTGTCAATCTAAAAGATGCAATTGTATAATCAGCACCATGACTAGAACCTGAAGCAGAAGTTCCAATTTTTACACTATCAAGTTCACCATCACCAGTATCTACAGTAATATCTGCGGCTACTACAGCTGCTCCTGTACCATCACCATCTATAGCAATAGTTGGCTTACCAGTATATCCAGCACCTTTTGTTTTAACAACTATCCTTTCTATACCACCGGCTTCTGCTAATTCTAGGGAATCTTTTTGTGCTTTATATTGAATAAAGTCTGTTGATAAAGCATCTGCGGCATCTGTGTCGTTTGCAAAATCAAGAGTTAATTTAGTACCTGCAGGAATTGCTGATCCACCAGCAACATTAGCTACTAAATCTAATTGAGCACCATTAATTGCTTGTACTGTCCCAATAACTGTATTACCATTTTTAACTCTGTGTTTAACTTTTATATTAAGATTGGCTTCTGTTAATAATATCTTATCTTGACCAGTTGCAGCTTCTGCTGCTGTAGTCACATCAATTGTAATAGGAACAGTTTTTACTGGCATATATGCGTTTGTTAAAAACTTTTCTGAATCAGCTGTTGTAATACTATACATGTATTTCCAAACATAACCATCTGTTGCAGAACCAGTTGGAGTCGGTGTAGTGTGAATAGGTTGCACTGTTGACTGACCTCCACCATTATTATCAATACATTTGTAAACTTTAAATTCATTTGTTAAGACATAAAAACATGGGTTCTTGTCATATAAATCTGCTATATTAGAATCATATTTCTCATATATTGTACCAGTAGCCCAATCATGTCTTTTTACTACATGTGACACATCGGCTGCTGTCAATTTTTGCATACCAATCATTTGGTATCTTGATGCTACTGCATCGTCCAAGTGATCGTTTGGTACATCTGGTGTTGTATCGAGTAAGTCTGCTGTGCTCTGAGACCAGGCATCTGCTTTACCGATTCCAACATAAACGTTTGAATTTTTTACATCGTCTTTAAAGTTTTCTGCATTTACAACTCTAAAGTTTTGGCTTACTATTGCTGTCATTTTTCTATCCTATTCTATATTAATAAAAGTTTTTGTATTAATACTATTTATATCATTTACATTCAAGTTTTCTATTGTTTTTGAACTAAAATGTTCTATTTCAGTATTTCTGTTATATAATCTTGTGCTCGCATTTGAGCCTTTATTGTTTGTATAATTATTATTTATAATGGTTCTAAAGTTACCTTCAGCTAAAGTACCTTGATGATTTAAAGATATTATCTGTTTTACTAAATCTTCTTTTACCCTATCTTCATTTTGAGAACCGGTGGTTAAACTAATTATAGGATCCAGAATATAACCAGAACCATTATTAGTTAAATTAAATCCACTAATTTCCTTTTCAGCATCTAAAGTGAATACACCTTCTGCTCTTGTACCACTTAAATTTCCATTTCCATCTCTCGCAGTTGGAAATGAAAATGCTAATGTCGGTGCAGTATTATATATTTTATCTGCAAGACCATGTAATCTAAGACTTACAATCTTATTTGTCATATCTACATTACTTGCATTTTTTGGTGCCTCAATAGAAGCAACAATACTTGTAATATTTGAACCTCTTCCAGCACCACTGCCAATTGTAATTTTATCTGGATCAATTCCACCATCAGCTGTAAGATCACTAGCACCACTACCAAATGTAATAGTTGGATTACCCGCTCCAGAATTTGCATTAAATGTTATAGATGGTAATGCAATATAACCAGAACCTGGGTTTATAATTTGTACACCTGGTGGTGTATCTGCCATTGTTCTAAGTTTACCAGCATCTGACCCTGTTGTATGAAAGTTTAATTGTATATTAGCAACCTCACCTCTGATTGCTGTTATACCCGGTCCAAAGGAAGCGGCAAAGGCTTCTACTAATACAGGTATATCTTCTATACCAATAACACCGGGTGGTCTATATGGCATAGCACTAAATAGTTCTCTTTGTGTATCTCCTATTTGTGGTAATGTCTTTCTAAATGGTGATGTTAATCTTTGAGTTGCTGGATTACCAGCATTAATTAATTGTAATAAAATTAAAATTTCACCAAAGAATTTGAATCCTGCAGGGTGAACTAATTTCTTAAATGCATTTCTCCATTTGTCTATTGTTTGACCAGATTTAACTACATAAGAAAATTTATGAAACCTATCACTATCTTGTATTTTAATTGTATCAGATAAGAAACCTTTATTATTTAAATATTGACCGCCACCTACTAAATCAGGATTAGATTCCCATTTACCAGATGATGGTATAAGTGTTTTATCAATTGGTGTTTCTACTTCTGCAATATCATTAAAGACTAATCTAAAAAATGTTTTGATTGCATCCTCAGAACCTCTGAGTTTATAGAAATCTATGATTTGTTTATATAATGTTCTTTTATCTACTGTAAGGTTTCTTGGTAAAATTGGTGCGATCTCTTTTTGAATTTTATCTAAGTATACAGCATCAGCTTCATCTATGTCAATGTTTCTTTCTATTTCATTTAAAACATATGATGGTCCTGGACCTGTATAATTTACTACGACTGTAGTGAGTGTGGCTTTCATACCATTAAATTTAGTAAATAATCTATTAGTAATACTTTTAATTGTTAATGTTTTACCTCTTGTAATTGTATCTTTAGTGAGCGATTCTGGTAGATCATTACCATTTGATATAGTAATATTTTCTGCATCAGCTACAAGAAAACCCTCGGCATCTAAAACATTATCTGGATCAGCAGGTACTGTACCATCGCTTTGAGTTATTTTAATTGTTGTGACTGTGCCCGATGGGTCTTGAAAGAATTTATTATTTTTTAATTCTGGATCACTAATTCTGAAAACAGCTTTATTATCTAATATTGTATCTTCAAATGTTTCAGTTGTCAAGAAAGTAAATTCATCAATATTTAAAAACTTATAATATGCTTTTAATAATTGTTGTAATTTAACTTTATCTTTTAATATATCAGCAGGTATTAATTGATCTAAACGAATATCCTCTTTAGTTTCTCTAAGGGTATTTTTATTTAGTGATAAACTACCTGAGCTATAATCATCTGGCATTATTTAATCCTTCTAGTTGTATTATAATCAATTGTTCCTGAAGTACCTGATACCGCAACCGTGTCAATTTCAATATTGGTTACTACTCTTGCTGGATCTATTTTTAATATTTGATTTCTTACTGGTGCTAAGTCTAAACTATCTGGTACAACTGTCAATCTTATTGTTGCATTACTGCTTGGTACAAAATTAGCTAAAGTAATTTTACCATTTGCAATATCTAGTTTTCCAGCATCTCCTACGACGACTACATTCTCTCCATCAACAACTTTGTAAATAAATATTTGTCTTTCATTAGAATTAGCTATTGGTTTATCTCCAAATTGTACTGGTGTTAATGAATCAGTTGATAAAAAGAATTCATTACTAGTTAGAATGAAATCAGTACTTGAACCTGTTTGAAAAAATGGTTCTGCAAAAGTAAGTGTGAAATTATTATCAGCTATTGTTGCTTTTAAAGCATGTCCATCTGATTGTGAACCTAATGATGTGATATTTACTGGGTTACCATTTAATGTCTCAGCTAATCTTAATGTAGTAGTTGTTTTATCTCTTACAAAATATTCTCTATTGTTAACTAATCCACCAATGGCTGTACCATTAGTTAGAATATATGTTACCTTATCACCATCTGCAAAATTAGCTGCATTTGTTTTAGATAAAGTAATCGTATCAGTTGTATCATTAATTACTGAATTGCTTGAGCCATCAAAAGATATTGATGCAGAAATGTTTGGTGTAATCTCTTGGAACATTCTTGGTCTAACATTAGCACTTGTAATACTAGGTTCTGAATTTACGATTTGACCTAATATTTCTGAATGTCTAAAGACACCATCAAATTTATTTAATTGGTTAAAGTCATAATCAGATATTGTATCTGCTACGACTGATTTCACTTCAGCAGATGTTCTATCTGTTAAGTTAGGATTAAACTTAATAAACACATCTAATTCTATTGATGTCTGTTCTAAGTCTACGAGCTCTGGTACAACTGAAACTACATTTTTTCCTTTGAGTAAAGATTTAATTTGTATCTTCTCTGCATCAGTTAATAGATTACCTGTTAATGGTTTAATAGAAATATATGCACTACCAAAATCTACAGGGTCATTATCTTCACCACCCCAAGTAGATATTGCTTTTATGTTTGCAAAATTATTTTTTATTATTGTAGCATAATCATCTGATGTGACGGCTCTTCCTTGAGTTGCAAAAGCAAGTGGTGCATTAAATCTTACTGATTCTATAGTCTCTGCTGCAATACCACCAGCACTAGTGGTAATTAATGTTGTTACTCTATTTGTATAACTATTTTGACCATCATTTGGTGTATCGACTAATGTGAATGATGTTGCATTGTTTGATTCATCACCTAGGGTTGTTACATAATCAAGAGTAACAATATTATCGTTTGATGGTCTAAACCCATTTACTCCGTCACCAAAATATACTTCAAAAAATCCTGAAGTATTTTCTTGTAAGTAATAAACTTTAGTAGTTGCATCTATTCCTTTCAATGTCTCAAATTGTGTGTATAGATCAAATGCTGTACTTGTTTCACTTTCTTGAACACGAACTCTCAGTGTTGAGGTGTCTGCATTTATATCTGATAATTGAAACTTTTGGCTTTCAATATCATTATCAACTCTATACTTTAATGTTCTCAATTCACCTTCTACTAAATCTATTTCATCAAAAACATATTTCTTAGAACCCGATGCACCAGATATTTCAGCACTGACTGCATCTTTTACTAGATAATTAAATGTTGTTCCATCTACTTGAGTTTGAAATCTTGTACCTCTTGGTAAAGTCAAAACACCAGTTGCAGTTGATTCTTGGCTTGGTTCTACAGTAACAGATAAACTTACTTTTGCTCTTGGAGATAATATTGATCTTGGTATATAACCTAATTGTTTTGCTCTTGCTACAATATTACCACGAATCTGAGCTGAATCTAAGAATGCTTCATTTAACGAGTAATGAGCATTCAATGCATTATAATGTGTATTATAAGCTAATACATCTAATAAGACATTAAGCCCTGATCCGTCAAAATTAAAATCAGTAAATTCTGATTGTGTCTTTAAAAAGTTTTTTAGATTTTGTTTGATTTGGTCAAAATCTAATTCTGTTACGTTGAGTTTGTTTATCTTTGCCATTATCTTAACCTTCTTAGTTTTACGTCTACTCTATCATCTTGTTCTAAATCATTTATTATAAATGATACTCTTATTTGATAAGCGTCTTCAGCCCTATTGTATACAGCCGCTACAGCTTTTACTCTTACTCTAGGCTCATGTTCTACGATTACACCTTTGACTAATGTTTGCAAAGTAGATTCTACGAAAGGTCCTGCTGGTTCAAATAACATTTGAGTAATATTTGATCCAAGATTTGGTTGGAATGGTCTTTCAAATCTATCAGCTAATAGTAAATTTCTTATAGAGTTTTTTATAGCTTCACTATCTCTTAGTGGTGTTATATCTTTTCTGATTGGATGTAAAGTTAAAGATAAATCTAAATCTCTATATTCTTTTTTCTTTGATACAGTACTGATTGCAGAGCCTGATCCACTTACACCTTTATCTGAAATATAACTTGCCATATAGTTATTTATATACTTTACGGCGAACTTTCTTCATCTTCTACTTCAAGATTTGCTACTATTTCTACTAATCTATTATCATTTTCTAAAGGTCCAATGATATTTGGAACTGTTTTTATACCAGCAAATTCCGATAGATCAAATTCTTTTGGAAATCCTATGAGAGTTAAGAAGTCACAGAATGTAAGTGTTAAGAATTCTATTATCTTATCTAATCCTGGTATTGCTCTGATCTTATCTAATATTTTATTTAAGAGTTGTTTAAATAAATAAGCAAAATAGTCCTCTGCAAAAACTAATAGTTTATCAATTAATCTATCAAAAGTAAATTCATTTATTTCTACATTTTCTTTTAATTCACCACCAAGTATTTCTTCTACAGTAAATGGTCCAACCTTTGTAGTTTTTATTTCTTCTATTTTTTCGTTCAAATCTTTTTTATTATCAGCTTTAATTTTTTGAATAGCTAATTTAACAGCTTCTCTTGGATCAGTTGGTAATGTAAAACTTAATCCTAAATCTTTTAATCCCTGAACAATATTACCCTGTAAAAATTCTTTTACTTTCTTTTCAAAAAAGTCATTTATTTTTTTACCTCTTAAATCTGCACTATCAAATTTATCTTTAAAGCTTTGATACTCAGGTGGTAATAAATCATACATACTATCGATATCTATTTGTCCAAGAATGAATGCTCTATAAGGTCTGTCGATTGCGAACTTGACTGCATCGACAGTAACACCTAATATTTCTACTTCAACTCCTAAGTCAGGTATTAGATTCGCTATAATATCCATAATCTTAGCCTGAACATAAGTACTATACTCGTTGATTAATCTTGTAATCATTATCTCGTATTCTTTTTCGGGTATTTCTAATTTTTTGAATTTAGGATCGTATGGGCTTAATACAGTTTCTCTAAGCTTATCTATTTTCTCTTTAAGTTTTTTTGCTTCTTCTTTTAGTTCGTCTATTTCTTGTTGTACATCTTCGGATATATCATTTATTTCAGATTGGATAAAGGCACCAGGGTTTATTGCAATCCTTTCTACTTGTGTAATTAATGTTCCAAATAAATTTGATAGATTTGCTGGAGTTGGCAAAAGAACATTGGGGCATTCCATTGGTGGAACTGTTGCTGTGATTTGAGTCATTATATTATTTTTACTTTAGTAGCGCCTTGCAATATAATAGTACCAGTAGAATTATCTATTGTAATTGATTGTCCACCTTGAAATGTTTGTTGTTTAACTTTATCAGAAGCTAATGGTGGAAGGTCTTTACCAGTAATTACACCCATAACAATAGGGTCTTGAGCACTAGGGCCATCTCTAAAAAATCCAACTACCCATGTACCTTTTTCTAAACCATGATTCATAGAACCAATACCATCACCGGCTGTTGTACATGGCATCATGACTGTTGCCCAAGGAAGATCATCTGCATTCTTTTCATCTTTAAATTTTACATCATAATATCCATGTGGATATACTTTCACTCTATTAGTACCATCTGATGCAACTTTAGTTACTTCACCTGTAAACCAACTGAATGCACCATTTCTAAAATTATCGTCTCGTCTATCCATTATGTATCCACCGTAAATGTATTATCTTTAAATGTTTTTTCTGGTTCATTTAAATCTAAATTATAAGAATCTCTTTTCACTCTAAGTCTAGTTAAAAAAGTCTGATTTTCAAAATTATGTTCTATTGCTGTAATTAAATATTTACCTGATAACATTTTATCTGGTATATCTAATTCTTCATCTTTTAATTTTTTTTCAGCTGATTTATTTTGTAAAATATCTAAGGTAATTGTTTGACCTGATCGCAATAAAAAATCACCATCTATTACTATATCTTGTATTTGTGAATCTAAGATGTGGTGATAAGCCTCTTTCTTTTGTATAGTATCATTTACAATATTATGATAGTTTTCTAAATCATCAAAGGCTCCACTATTTAAATTTATATAATAGTTTTTTGATGTATGATTATCTGTAAATTTCTTTTCATTAAATTTTACTTTATCTGGAAAAGGTTTACTTTCATTTAAGGTTTTCATTCCACCATACTCAAAATTATCATTATCTTTATATTCTTTTTTATAGATATCTATGGTATGTTTATTTGATGCGTATGAACCATCAGCTATATTTTTTACACTAGATAAATTAGAAGGTTGACTAAATTTCTTTATTTTAAATTTTTCAAATTTAAACAATGAGTCTGCACTATCTTTCATAGGGTCATTAATACTATAATGTGCTGAAGATTCTACGTTAGTATATGGAGTAAATTGACCCACATCATTAATCATTTGCTCGTATGATCTTAGCTTTACCTTTCCATCTGATGTTTGATAAAAATAATATGGTGTACTATTATTACTAATATTTCTAACTAACCAATTGATTACTGATAATGGTTTCATTAATGGATATATACCACGTGCTGGTTGTGCTGGTAATCTTTGTTTATCTACTTCTTCTTGTGTAGGCATTAAGCTTAATGGATTATTTTTCTTTTCATTTGCTGCAATCAAACCTTTTAAAGCATCTGTCTTATTATCTTTTCGTAAAGGTCTATCTAAATTTAGAGTTGGTATATTTAAAACACCTTGGCATATTGACTTAATAGCTTCTACGACATCTATAAAACTATCTGATATGGTTGTAGTTTGATTTATTAAAGTATATTCTGGTATACATCGTAATACATAAGATTGTGCATCAGCATTGATCTCACTGAATTGATGTACATCAGCAATTACAAGATCAAGTCTAAATACTTCTAATAAAGTATCGTCGTTTCTTGCAAGTTCTATTTTTATTTTTTCAGAACCATTTAATCTAAGACTACTATATAGACTACTAACATCTAATATTCTAATATTAACATTGATTGCATTTTTATAAATGCTTTCAGTAATCTGTACGTGAGAAACAAATTTAGTAATATTTAGTTTTTGATTCCCTAGCTCTTGACCACCTAGGTTCTCTCTCATTATACTACATTCTCTTAATAAAAAATTACCTGGATTTGATACTAATCCACCTTCTTCTCTTACGACGTTAGATTCGCCGGATCCTATTAATGCCATATTATTCTTGTATTAAATCATTAAATGCTTTTACGAAATCACCCATTGCGGTTGGTTGTACATATCTTATAAAGCTTCTTTGATCGTTTCTCTCTGTTTCAAAAAGTCTATTTGTTATAAATGATAATTGGTTTTCATCTACCGAATCAGTTGAATCAATGAATGTTTTGTTTGTAACTTGTTTTCTTTCTGTATCACCTGTTTTAAAATACTGATAAGGTGCATCTATATAATTAAACACTTTATCTATTTTTACTTGATGTGAACTAGGTAATTCCTGTACTAATTGTTCTGAACTTTGAAATGGACCTCCACTAAAATTACTATCACTTGCACCTGTGATTGGATGCACACCCGCAGTTCCCTCTGTAATGTCTTGTATTACTAATTGATTCATGTCTATATTCTTTTTTACTATCGTACCCTTAGCACCTGATGTTCCACCATGTACAATTGAACCTAGATCAAACTTTCCAGCTAATGAATCAACAGTTGTATCTAGTCCATCTGAGTCGGGCTCTATTCTAGGATTAGTTGTAATTACTTTACCAGAATAATGTGTTTCAAAATATTCTTCTAAATCTTCTTGACTCAATGGCCATACTCTATAACCATCATGTAAGAAATCATTGATTACAAAGAATGTCCAATAAAACTCTGAACTTCCATATAATCTTTGTGATACGATATCTGGTCTTTCTCCATTGATTACATGATAAAAAGAATATCCTGTAAATTCATCTAAGAATGTTGGTAGTGCTCTTACACTACGAAAGATATTTTTAATTGTGTTTGTTTCGCCTTTGCCTTCAAAGTCATAATCTATATTTGGAAATTTTTTAAAAAACATTATTAGTCACCCTCTCCGCCTTTTTCACCTTCTTTAATTCTTTCAGCAATTTTATTTAAAGCCTCATTATTTACTGAATAGAATAAAGCCATTTCTTCACTATTCTCACCTAGTCTCATAGTTTCTAATACTTCCAATTCATCTCTTATTATTCTCTTAACTTCAGTAAATGCTAATGACAACTTGATTGCCTGTGGTGAACCGTCTCTATGGTGTGCTAAAGTATTTGGATTATAGTCTGTAGTCATACCTGTTAAAAAGGCTGGTAATAATGCAGGATAATGTTCATTATGTACTAATTTTCTTGCCTCACCTTCACCTTGTATATGTTTAAAATTAATTAAAAATTCAGGTGGATAGTTCAATGCTAATTTATTTATTCCTTTTAATGGATATGAGAATCTTCTAAGTTTTAAAATTATATTACCTACAGTAACAGCCTCTTTTGCATTTCTAGGTTGAAATGTAAAATCAAAACTAAAAGTACGAACAGCTGAGTTTATAAATCTCATTCTTTCATTTCTATCATCAACAGCTGCATTTGCAAATGCAATTTCATCTGCAAAATCACCAATGAACGGTAAACCACCTGTGGCCAAAGTATTAGCTACAGCAATATCAGATGTAATACTATCAATACTCGCACTAGTACCTAATTGTTTTAACTGACCAGGATTCATAACCTTATTAATTAAATCTGCTGCTGCATCAATCCCGCCTTTACCTAATCGTGACATAGTGTTTTCTTCCATACCAGTAAAAGAATGACTATCTCCTATTTGAAATGATCCAGGTTGTGGTAAATATATATTATGTATATTTCTAAAGCCAGCTCTTTCCATAATAATAAAATGAATTATATTTTGTTCTGTATAATCTGGTGAATCTAATTCTTGTGGATATGCAAGATGAGTTGGTTCATTCGCCTCAAACCCCATTTCTTTCCTCGTAGAGTCATCGTATTGCTTATACCATTCTGTTTGTTGTATGGCCTTTAGGGCGATCATACCAGCACCTATTCCAGCACCTGCACCTATTTTACCTTTATTCTTTGATATCCCTTTTCCTGCTGCTTTTAAAAATCCTTTAATTTTTCCTGCCATTTTTTACCCTTATAAATATAAATAAATAAAACTATATAGAGTTATTTATATGAGTTACAAGGGTAAATACAAAATTAAAAGACCAGAAAAATATGCTGGTGATGCAAGCAATGTGGTTTTCAGATCACTATGGGAAAGAAATGCCTTTAGATGGTGTGAAAATAATCCAAAGATAAAGCTATGGAATAGTGAAGGTGTGGTGATTCCATACAAATGTTCCATAGATAAAAAATTACATAGATACTTTGTTGATCTATTAATAGAAATGGATAATAAAAAAGTATATCTAGTAGAGATCAAACCAAAGAGTCAGACTGTACCACCTGTGAAAAAATCAAGAAAGACCAAAAGATATATCAATGAAGCAATGACATTCTCTCGTAATCAAGATAAGTGGACAGCAGCTGATAAGTTTGCTAAACACAATGGGTGGGAATTCCAGGTCTGGACTGAAGAAACTTTAAGAAACTTAGGCATAAAGATACTCTAACTGTTATAAATAAAGATATGGCAGATAGTTTATTTGATAAGATTTCGTCTTCAGCTTATAGAGCTAGAGTAAATCCTAGGTCTAAAGAAGCTCAAAGGTGGTTTATGAATAACGTTCGTAATCTGAACGTGAGTAGTACTAAGGTCTTAAGTGATCCAGCTTTAAAAGACCGTTCACCGAATTCTGTTCAGATAGGTGATATGATAATGTATGCATACGGT